CTTGGCGACCCAATCTCGCTGACGATGCCGAGAATTGTCTGGTAGCTAGCGCGGGTTCCATTGATAGCGATTCTATGGAAACTCATACAAACGCCTTCGGCAATCCATTTCCTTGATTTTCGCGACGAACAAGAAGGATGATGTAGGTTTCTCCAGCCGTTGGCGTGATATCAGCAATAGTTGGATTGTCGAAGGTAATGCCAAGCGTGTTAGCTGCCGTCACTCTCGCGCCAGATATGCCGAGGCCGGCCTGTGCGGTTGGCTTCATGACTTGCACGAAATCCCCGACAACGAGTCCTGAGACGGTAAAAGTCTGTTGCGGGGCGGTTGCCGATACTACTGCCGCTGGCGTCAGTGTCGCCTGAAGCAACATGATGTTGGCGATGTTGCCTGTGGGGATGTCAGATGGTCCGGGCATGAATTCTGCTCCTGAAAAATGCCCCGGCTGTTACCCCGGGGCCATCAATTACTGGGCGAAGTCGCTCAAGTCATACCCGTACAGGTACACGTCCACAGTGCCAGTGGCCACGGCTACACCGACATTGACGAATAAGCTCTGCGCCGTCTGCGCCAGAGTCGTGATCGTCGTCGCACGAATGTATGTGAACGCATTGGTCGTCTGACCAGTAAGGGCCGCTACAGCATGCACGGCAGTGCCACCGGCTGCCGCAGCGGTATACAGACCGACAGTGGCAGTAGCCATGGTCACGTTGGCATTCGCCGTGACGATTAGCGCAGGCGTCCAGCGCGTGGAGTTGATGATCGGCATGGACGCCGGATCACCAACAGCCGACACGCGCAGGCCCTTGACGACACCCAAGAGACGATAGTTGTTGCCGCCTTGGGGGAAAACCCCCACATTTGCGTTGTTAGGCGTCAAGACGCCAGTCGTCTGCGCCGAAGTGTTTGACGCAGGACCAGGATTTACTGATGGCATGATATTTTCTCCTTAGCCTGCGATGCGGACGCTGAGCTGGTTATAGAGCCGGTCGTACCCGTACAAGATGTCGCACCGGGTAGGCATGGCGTCGTTGTTGATCGTGTACTGCGTGACCATGCGCATGCTCATGCCGATCTGTGAGTCATTGGCGCGGGCCGCTTCCTGCACTCCACGAGGGAGGGGCAAGTCCGCGAACGCCAGCGCAAACGCCGATTTGTGCAGCACGATGCCCTGCGGGGATGTGATCGAGGCATTCGCCGTACCACCGTTGACCGTGAGGGCCGCAGTCGAAGTGAAGGCCGCAGTCGTCACCGCGTTCACAAACTGGCCGGCCGTGATGACCGCCTCGGTGATGCGGATGGACAGCGCGCCAGCGCCAGCGCCTGAGGTGTACACACCGGTCGTGGCGTTGAACGTACCGCTGGTGAGCGTTGCCGGCGCGAAGATCAAGCCAGGCGATGCCGCGCCCGATGGGTTCGACACATACCCGCCAGGCGGGATCACGACGAACTGCTTCAGCTGATTGCCGTACTGCGTGCGGCTCTGCGGATTCGCAGGAAACACGCCCGCGATCTGGATGATGTCACCGACCTTGATGACGCCAGTCGATGCCGTCCAGCCGTTGGTTTCGATGAAGCCGTCCGCCGCCCAGCCGGTGGTGAGGAACGCCCCGCCGGTGTTCGCCGTCAGGAGCGGCGTGCCGCCCTGGGCGCCAGTGGTAAACGAGACCACGTTCTGATCCTCGTACCAGTCGAGACCCGCGAAGCGCCGCGCGATCATGCCGTTCTTGACGTACTCGCCAATGGCAGCCTGAGGATTGAACAGCCCCTTGACGCCATCGCAGGCCGCAGCCATGGAGAGCGGATCGAGGATATTGCACAACACGCCTTCGGGCACCGCTTCGGATGCCAGACGTGCGCGCGCTCGAGCGAAGGTCAGATAGTTGCCGGGAGCGACGCCTGGCGTGCCTTCGGAATTCGGCGAATTCTGGTAGGCGAAGTACAGGCCATCAGAATCGACGCGGTTGGCAACCGTCGCCATCATGGGCTTCAGCACTCGCGTGCGGAATAGGTCCATCGACAGCAGCAAGTCTGCGGTAGTGAACTGCACGTCCACATGGAACTGATTGCGCAGCGTGACGGGCTGGTAGGTCTCGGTCGTGTCTTCGACGTTGAGCGCGGGGCCGAAAGTACCGAGGTAGCGCGGCGGACGGCGAACGTTGACGGTGGCTCCGATTTTCGCGCCCTTGATGGCGAACTCATCGGAATACTGACGATCCACCTTGTCGGCGAAGATCAGCGTGTTTTCGAGAACGACCAAGCCTTCATTCGTGATGTAGCTGATCGTCAGCAAATTGTTGGGCATCGAAAGACTCCAGAGAGAGGTTTTTACACCCCGCTCCGAGTCAGCTATCTGGACTGCGCGCGTCGCTCTTGCATGCGATGTTCACGTAGTTCGGCAAAGCTCATCGTGGCCGGATCTTTGGTCACGGGCGTCGTCTTGCCATCAAGAGGCTGAATCGGTGCGGGCGCTCTGGAGGTGTTCGCAGATTGGGCCGGCGCGGGCGTGGCCGCAGCTTCAGGCTTCTTCTCGAACTTCAACTCCAGTTTGCCGAGCTCCGCGATCATGCGGGGCGGCGAGAGCTTGGACAGCCTCGTGACCTCATCCGGGTGCTTCGCGATGTAGTACGCAAGTTGCGGACCGAAATCGCTATCGACCATGTACTGCATTGCGACATTTGGCACGTTCAATTCAGTTGAGCCGATCACGTCTTCGTAATCCGGCGTCGCTGCCTTGAACGCATCCTGCCTCTGAGCGAACGTTGTCACGCGCTCATCGGCCTGTGCCTTCTGTTGCGCTTGGGCATGGGCTTTGAGACCCTGCTCGCGCGCCTGCGATACTTCGTACTTGGTCAACGCCCGGGTGTACTCACCCAAGGTTTTGAAGTCTTCGGGTTTCGGCTCATCGCCGTCCGACTGCGGGCCTGCTGACTTCGTACCCTTCAGTTCGTCGATTTGACGCTGAAGGGCTTCTGCCCTCTGCTCTGCTGCCGCCCGTGCGCGCCATTCTTCGCGCCCGAACTCTTCAGCCTCTTTCATCGCCCTGTGCTTCTTGGCAACGATCCGATCGATCTTCGCCTTGATGGGACCTGTTAGGTCAGCACCGTCATCTTCCGATTCAACCTTGTCTTCTGCCGCTTTCGCGACCTCTTCGGTCTTCAGAAACTTGCCGTCTTCACCGCGCGGCCGTTCGGTTGTCGGCTCGCCCTTCGCGGGCTCCGCCTTCACTTCCGTCTTCGTCTCTGTCGTCACCGGAGCGGCAGGCTTCTCTTCCGTCTTCGCTTCCACCGGAGGTTTGAATTCCGGCACGGAGCGGTTCTGGATGAACTCCTGCATATTCTCGTTGGTGACGACCTGCATCGAAAAAATACCTCAGCGTGTTGCGCTGCGTGGCGGATAGTGCGCCTGAGCGTTACGGGAAATCAAGAGCCGCTGCCGTTCGTAGACCGATCCGTCGCGCCCGCCTTGATGGCTTTGTCTGCCGCGCGGTCGTTCGCTTCGGCTTCCACGCGCGTGTTGAGCAAGCTACCAGCCTGCTGAATCTCCGCCACATCGAGCTTGGTCTGGCGGTTAACTTCCGCCTGATGGCGCCACTCGCGAATCTCGGCGAGCCAGCCCTCGAAGTCCAGCATGGAATTTTGCGCATCGGCCGCGACGCGCTTCTCGTCGGAGTCCACCTTGGCCGTGGTCTGGATCATGGCGCGGCGGGTCTGCCCCTCGTCCTTCATCGTCTCGATCTCGGTCTTGAACTTCAGTTCCTGCGCGAGCTGAGTGATTTGCTGATCCTTCTGCTGGTTCTGCTGCATGAGCGAACCGATGATGTTCTGCGCCTGCTTGGGCAGCCCCTTGACGATCTTCTCCATGCCTTCGGGGTTTTTGACAGCGAGCCGGTCAGCGACTTCATCCGCACCGTGGAAATCCATGTTGCGAACGATGATGTCACCACTCGTGCTCGCCACCTGCTCGCCCAGTGGCGTGCCTAACAACTCCATCATGTGCTCGGCACCCTCTTCGCGTTTTGTAGCATAGCCGGGACCAGTGTCCATCACGACGTTGTAGCGCCCCACCGTCATATCGTTCTTGACCTTGACGATGCCGCCTTCCTCTTCGGCTTCCTGCGGCTTGTTGATGGGAACAATCTCAGGCATGCCATCGGCGCCGACGATGCGCTGCATGCGCGGCATGTCGTAGTAGAACGGGATGCGCTCGAGCAGCAGCTCGCCCGTCCACGCCATCGCCAGCGTCTGGTTGTCGTAATACTGGAAGTGCGTCAAGTCCTGCATACCCTGGCGGCGCTGCAGGTATTTGTTCCCCGACATCACGCGCGCGGAGATCTCAGGATTCTCCTGCGGCATGCCGGCGACGGCCATGATATTGCGCTCTGCTGACTGGCTCCATTCGGCCATGCCGGCTTCGGCCTGCGCGGGCGGCGTGCGCTGCGGCAGCGGCAGCAATGTTTGGCCATCGGGGCCGGTGACGGCTTTCGCAACGAGCACTGAGTAGGACTTCTGGTTCGCGTCGTTCCACTCAGGATGCCCTTCGATCACGCCTTCATACGCGACCCACGGGGCCTTCGGCGTCAGGGCATAGCGTTCGGTCTTCT